TGTCTCAGGGTCACGCCCTGACTGATGAGCTCAATAATTAGCCTTGGACACTATGCGAGTTATTCGTTAATAACTCAGGTGGTGGCTTCCTGAGTGGGTCGTGCTTTGCACTCTATTCAGCTTGTATATATTTATTTATATATAATTAATATAGATAGTGACTATATCGGAGACAGGCGGAAGATTAACACAGACAATTCCGCCTACTCCACCATTTATATGGAGCTTAGCTTTGAGCTGAGCTTTTATTATTAACAAACTAACAACACGGAGCTGAGCTTATGTATATGAGCCTTGAAAAACTAAAGATAACTGAAGTAGAAGTTGAAAACGGTAAGTGGGTCGGCGGTAAGTTTAAAAGCCATAAAACGCCAAAAGAAAAACACAAAGTTGTATTTGAAGATAATTATACAAACTTAATTGATATTGTGTCAGAGCTGAAACACGCCGCAGAGCGTAGCTCACACAATAAAATTTTAGTTAGCTTTGAAGTTAATTCGGAGTATTAATTATATGAGATACTCTTATAACTGCAATGATGGACTAAACACTGACAAAAGCACTGCTCACATAGAGGCTATGTCATATAAAAAAATGTTAAAAATACTGCCTTCAAAATATCCTGAAGGTACTATTGTTAATGTTAGCTATACAAATAAAAAGAAAAAACTCATAGTTAGAGATGTTAAAGTAGGTTCTAATGATTGAGATATTTGTAGATGCACCAATGGAGCTCAAGGTTTTAATCTTGGGCTCTATTTTTTTGATACTAAAAGAAATACTAACGGAGCTTAGCAATGGCAAAAACAAAAATAACATGGACAATTAAGTCTAAAATAATTAACTTTTTACTGACAACACAATATCGTAAAGAGTATGATTGCATGACACCTGCACAAGTAGCTCACAAATCGGCAACATTAATTGAGAAGATATTTGACTCTGAGTTGCCGCCTGTGTTAGCTTTATCTAATGAGTTACAAAAAACCACAAGAGAGGACTAATGAAAACTATAAGACAAATAAAAGACTCACTATCTTGGGAAAAGTCACAAGACAGTAGAGCTGAGCTTTGCTTAGATTTTTTTGGAGCTGAGCTAAACCCTAATGATATACACGAAGAGGACATTGAAGATTTAACGTCACATCTGAAAACACGTGGTATCAAGGGCTCAACAATCAATAGGTATCTTGCAAGTGTAAGTAAGATATTAAAATATGCTTATCAAAGACCTAACGTGTACCAGATGAATAGAGTACCGCACATTGTATGGCAGGAAGAGTCTAAGGCTAGACTTAGATTTATGACACCAGAAGAAGAGCGTACTATGATTAAGATATTAGGCAACAGTCCATATCTTAGTCTATTTTTATTTTTGTTAGATACAGGCGTTAGACTCGGTGAGGCTTTGTCATTTAAAAAAGATGCTATACAAAAATTAGACAATAGATTTTTTGTTATTTTGTATGCAGATGAGACTAAAAATAACACAACTAGAAGCGTACCTTTAACTAAGCGTTGTGTTGCTATTGTTAATAAAGTAGGTGATTTTAGTCATTTAGATTATGCAATGGCTGAGCGTGTGTGGCAAAAGTTGCGTAAAGAGATGGGATTAGCTAGTGATAAACAATTTGTTATACACTGTTTACGTCACACGTGTGCTTCAAGATTAGCTCAATCAGGTAAAGTAGAGTTACACTTTATCAAAGAGTGGTTGGGTCATAAATCTTACAACATGACACTTAGATATGCACATCTAATGCCTAAAAACCTAATAAAAGCTGTCAACATACTAGAGGACTACTAGATAAGTACCCATAGTAGATAGCACAATTTAACACATAAACTAATAGGAGTTACATTGACCAAGATACTACATATAATGCCAACATTCCCTGACCAAGAAGCCAACGAAAAAGAGATGGCGGTCAAAGGGACAACAAGAACCAACAAAAGACTTCATTCTCATATTGAGCGTGAAGAAGAGAGTGTTACCAGTTACGGTAAAGTAATGGTAGCCAATACTATCAGACCCTTAGCAATGGGTATTGGTGAGTGGATTAAAAACACATCAGAGCGTACAGTAAGTAAGCCACCAATAGCCTTCACGAAACTATGTGAAGTTGAGCCTGAGATATTGGCACTAATCACTGGTAAACATATCATAAATACAATCACACAATATAAACCATTAACTGCTACATGTATTAGTTTGGGTGGTAAAGTTGAGACTGAGATTGCACTAAAGAATTTCAGACATTTAAACCCAGAGTTATATGACACAGTTAAGCAAGACTTAGACAAAAGGTCTTGGAATTATACCTACAAGCGTAGAAAATTAAGAGAAAGCTCAAAACGTGATAACATCATGGCTTGGGAAGAATGGACTACGCCTACTAAATTACATGTAGGACTTAGATTAGTAGAGTTGATGATACAACATACTGGTTTAATTGAAATAGGTGTGGAAACAATCAAACATAAAAAAGCAAAGATAATAAAACAAACTGCTACAACTAGAGAATGGATTAGAAATAGAAACTCTTTTAATGAGTTAATGAATCCTGATTACATGATGACTGTAATGCCACCAAAAATGTGGTCTACAGTTTATGGTGGTGGTTATTGGACTAAGGAGCTCCCAGAGCTTGACTTAGTTAAACAAAAAAACAAATTGTTTGCACGTGAATTAGCAAACTTTGAAATGCCTAAAGTATACAGGGCGGTAAACGCTATGCAGTCAACCGCATTTAAAATAAACAATTACATTTTAGGCGTTATGGCAGAGGCTTGGGATAGAGGACTTGCTATCGGTGGTATGCCACCAATTAAAAATCTTGAAGTTCCAAACAAGCCTCTTGACATAAAAGAAAACAAAGAGTCAAGAAGACAGTGGAAGAAGGAAGCAGTAATAGTGCACACAGAAAATGCACGTATGTTTTCTAAAAGAATGTTGTATGCAAAAATATTGTATCTAGGTAATAAATTTAAAACTTATGCTACAGTATACTTTCCATTACAATTTGATTTTAGAGGTAGAGCGTATGCCGTTCCTGCATTTCTTAACTATCAATCTATCAATGGTGCTAAAGCATTGTTGTCGTTTGCACATGGTAAAGCTATCACTAAAGAAAACAATGGTGATTTTTGGTTAGCCGTTCACGGTGCTAATATGTATGGCAATGATAAAATATCATTTGAAGACAGAGTCCAGTGGGTTAAAGATAATGAAGACTGGATATTAGAATGTGTAGAAGACCCATTTACAAATAGACAGTGGGAAGATGCAAGTAATGCTTTTCAATTTTTAGCGTGGGCTGAAGAGTGGAAAAGATTTAAAGCTGAAGGCTATGGCTTTGTGTCTAACATTGTAGTGAATGTTGATGGTTCTTGTAATGGCTTACAGATATACTCACTAATGCTTAGAGATAAAAAAGCAGGTGCGTTAGTAAACTTGTTACCTAGTGATAAACCAAAAGACATTTATCAATTAGTTGCAAATTCTGTAATAGAAAAACTAAAAGAACATGCGGCGGAAGGCAAACCGTTTGCACAAAAATGGCTTGATTATGGAGTCAAGCGTTCAACTACTAAAAGAAGTATTATGACTATCTGTTATGGAAGTACCAGATATTCTTGTACTGACTTTGTTGTTGAAGATATAACTAAACGTAAAGACAAAGGCGAGATGCACCCTTTTATTGATGACATGTTTAAACCTGCTTCCTATCTAGCAAGTATTATATGGGACAGTATTGGTGACAACTTAAAATCAGCAAGAGTTGGTATGAAGTTCTTACAAGACATAGCTCGTATTGTCTCTAAGTTACAGTTACCTATACACTGGGTTACGCCAGTTGGTTTTCCAGTGTATCAAAGTTACCCTGAGATGAAGTCTAAAAGAGTTAAGGCTATGCTTATGGGTGAAGTAATAAAACCACGTATCAACACAGAAAAAGATACGACTGACAAACTGCGAATGAGTAATGGAGTAGCACCTAATTTGGTTCACTCTGTAGACTCTGCCGCAATGATAGAGACAGTCAACATTGCATTAGATAATGGTATTAATAATTTTTGTAATGTGCATGACTCGTTTGGCACAACTGCGGCTGACGTAGAGCAGTTAAACGTAAGTCTAAGGGAAGCGTTTATTAAGATGTTTACTGATAATGATATATTAGAAAACTTCAGAAATGATGTAATAAAACAGCTACCTGATGACTTTGATGTAAGTAAGTTACCTGAAGTTCCGCAAAAAGGTGACTTAGATATTAACGAATTGCGGAAAAGTAGGTTCTTCTTTGCATAAGCAAAGTAAAGTACCCATAGTAGACAATACAAAGGAGACATATATGTCAAAAAACAATAATACAAGGATTGTAACACCTATTGGCGTTAGTCAATATGCGTGGCTTACAACTCCTGATACACAATTTGATGCAGATGGTCATTACAAGACTAATCTTATTGTGAAATCAGACGAGTCTCAGTCAGTTGTCAAAGCGATTGATGATGAGATGAAGAAAAGTGTTACTCTTGCTAAAGAGAAGACTAAAGGTAAAGAGCCTAAGATGGCTAATCTTCCTTACGAAGAAGAAGTCATTGAAGGTAAAGCTACTGGCAATCTTATCTTAAAGTTTAAGACAAAAGCTAAAATCATAACTAGAGATGGAAAAGTTATTCCAAATAAAGTTGCTATCTTTGATAGTTCAGGGAAACCTATGGTTGATGCTAACGTCTGGTCAGGTAGTGAGATGAAAGTATCAGCAGAGTTGATACCTTATTACACTGCTATGGCAGGTGCAGGAGTAAGCCTTAGATTAAGGGCAGTGCAAATAACTAAACTTGTAGAAGGCGGAGCAGGTAACTCAAAAGGTTATGGCTTTGACGAAGTTAAAGATGGTTATGTTGCACCAGAAGATAAGACATTTGAAAATGAAGTACAACAATCACAAAACGCTGACTTCTAATCAAGTAGGTCTTAAATATGGTTTTAGGTCAGGCTTGGAGATAGCAATATCAGAAGAGCTTGACTTAAACAAAGTTAAGTATGAGTTTGAAAAAATAAAATTAAAATACACAGTACCAGAAAAAGTACACACTTATACGCCTGATTTTTATTTAAAAGAAAAAGATTTTTTTATAGAGACAAAAGGTTTGTTTACATCTCAAGACAGAAAAAAGATGAGATTTATAAAAGAACAACACCCAGATTTAGATATTAGATTTGTCTTTAGTAATAGTAGACAACGAATTAGTAAAAAAAGTAAAACAACATACGGAATGTGGTGTGAGAAATATGGTTTTAAATATGCTGACAAACATATTCCAATAGAATGGTTATGAGTAATTTGAGAACAGAAACAAAATATATAGTTATACATAGCAGTGACTCTTCACCAGAAGATAACTATGATGTAAAAGATATAGACACACAGCACCGTAAAAATGGATTGTTTTCTTGTGCGTTTCATAAAATTATTAAAAGAGATGGGACAGTGCAAGATGGCAGAGACATTAAAGTTGCAGGTGCACACATAGCAGATGGTACGCTAAAATTGTCTAATAAAAATTCTATAGGTATCTGCCTTGTCGGCGGAAAATCTATTGAAGGTCAGCCTGACTGCAATTTCACGTTCAGACAGTATACCGCTTTGGTAAAACTTATTGAAAAGCTGAAACAGGATTACAGTGAGGCGGACATTGTTGGTCACAGAGATGTGGCTGACTCCGTGTCTCCGCACTTTGATGTATCAGAGTTGCTGAGATAGTTTGTTGGGGTGGCAGAGAAGCGAGAGTAGAAACTGTCACCCTTTTTAATATCAAAATAATTAGGTAAAAAATTTTATGCAAAAAACAGAGAGTGAGTTTCTATATCATACGTCCTGCGATAATTGTGGTTCTAGTGATGCAAACTCTATATACACAGACGGACATGCTTTCTGTTTTTCATGTAACACTACAACAAAAGGAAACGATTTGAATAACCCAGTATCAACAGAGACCAGTAAAGAATTTATTGAAGGTAGTATTACGGAATTAACTAAACGTAAAATTAATTACAACACAGTTCAAAAATTTAATTATCAATCTGGTGCATGGTTTGGCAGACCTTGTCAAATAGCAAATTACTATAACAAAGACAAAGAATTAGTTGCACAAAAACTTAGATACCCTGATAAAACATTTCAGTGGTTAGGTGATGCAAGAGAAGCAGGTTTGTTTGGTCAGCATTTATGGAGAGACAAAGGTAAGATGCTGATTGTGACAGAAGGCGAGATAGATGCAATGAGTATATCTGCTATCAACCAAAATAAATTTCCAGTAGTAAGTATTAAGTCAGGAGCTCAAGGAGCAAAGAGAGATATACAAAAAGAGCTTGAATGGATTGAAGGATTTGATTCTGTTTATTTTTGTTTTGACCAAGATGAACAGGGTAAGAAGGGTGCTATAGAATGTGCTAAATTACTGACACCTAACAAAGCAAAAATCTGTACGTTACCATTAAAAGATGCTAACGAAATGATTGTTGCAAACAAAGTAAAAGAATTAACAGATTGTATTTGGTCAAGTAAAGCATACAGACCTGATGGTATTATTTTAGGTGCTGATATTTGGAATGACATACAAAAAGAAGATACTTATGTAACAGCACAATATCCATTTGAATGTTTAAATACAAAGACTCACGGATTACGTAAAGGTGAGCTTGTAACTGTAACAGCAGGTAGTGGTGTAGGTAAGTCTAGTTTTTGTAGACATGTTGCACTCAGTTTATTAGAACAAAAATATTCTGTTGGTTACATAGCACTAGAAGAAAGTGTTAAAAGAAGTGCACTTGGTATTATGGGTGTGCATTTAAAAAAGCCATTACATTTAACAAGAGAAGGAATAGATGAGAAACAATTACGTACCACCTTTACCGCTACTATTGGTAATGGTAATTTTTATTTATACAATCACTTCGGAGCAAGTGCCGCAGATAATTTACTTTCTAAAATAAGATACTTAGCTAAAGCGTGTAATGTAGACTGGGTAATACTAGACCATTTACACATGGCTTTGTCTGCACTTGGAGATGAACACACAAATGATGAAAGAAAACTTATTGATTACTTTGTAAGTAAATTAAGAACACTTGTAGAAGAGACAGGCATTGGATTAATTTTAGTTAGTCATTTACGTAGGTCAACAGAAGGTGACAAAGGTTTTGAAGATGGTAAGCAAGTAACATTAAGTAGTCTTAGAGGAAGCCAGTCCATAGCTCAACTATCTGACATGGTACTTTCCATGAGTCGTGACTTAAAATCAGAAAACAATTTAGCAAAATTACAAATACTAAAAAATAGATTTTCTGGTGAAACAGGTAACGCATGTAGTTTACATTATGATTTATCTACTGGTTGTTTATCTGAAATTAAAGCAGAGGTACTAGATGACTTCTAGTGAAATAAAAAAGAAAAAACAAATGCTAACGTGGACTATGTATGTCATGGACGCTGTTAGTAGAGCCAAGAAAACAAAACAAACTGTAACATTACATGTAGGTAAAGAAAGTTCTGCAATGCTTCTTCAAGATGCGTTGTTGTCTTTAGCATTTAGTGGAGAAGATGCCGCTTGGAATGTTCAAATAGAATCACACACATTACATTAATATGAAATTACCAATAGTAACTAAAAAAGTTTTAGATGCAGATTATGTGCAACTAACATGGAGCGATATAAATTCAGACAGCTCATGGAAAACTTTAAAAGACGCACTGAATAGTACACCAACTGTTTGTATATCAACTGGTTGGTTAATTAAAAAAGACAAAGACGTACATATAATAGTGTCTGACGTAAACTTTGAGGACAATGGTTCTCTTGGTGACGTAGGTAACATAACAACTATACCGTCAAGCAACATATTAAAAATTAAAAGGATTAGATTATGAGATATTGTTTTGACATAGAAACAGATGGATTTTTAGATACAGCAACTAAAGTTCATTGTATCATTTTAAAAAATATAGATACAAATGAAGTATTACATCTTAACAACGCACAAGCTGTAAAGAAATTAGAAGAAGCTCAATTAATAATTGGTCACAACATCATTAAGTTTGACATACCAGTTTTAGAAAAGTTTTATAATTTTAAATCAAACGCAAAAGTTTTTGATACTATAGTAGCAACTAGATTGCTATTCCCTGATATTAAAGACAGAGATTTTAAACATAAGAATTTTCCAAAAGACTGTATTGGCAGACACAGCTTAAAAGCGTGGGGTAACAGGGTGGGCGAATATAAAGAACAGTTTGATACAGATTGGAAAGAATTTAGTGTGGGTATGCTAGAATATTGTATTCAAGATGTTCAGGTTACTCACACTTTATTCAACATGATTGAAAAACAAGGCTATTCACAACAAGCAATGGACTTGGAACACTCAGTAGCCAACTTAATATATAGACAAGAAGTACATGGTTTTACTTTTAATAAAGAGAAAGCCCACGAATTATATACAAAGTTAAATACTAGAAGAATAGAGTTAGAAGAACAACTACAAAAAATATTTTTACCTATTACTGAGAAGAGAGTATCAGAAAAAACAGGTAAACAATTAAAAGATAGAGTTACTATATTTAATCCTAGTTCACGGCATCACATAGCACAAAGACTACAAGAAAAGTATGGTTGGGAAGCACAAGAATTTACTGCTGATGGTAAACCAAAATTAGATGATACAGTATTAAGTAAACTGGAATATCCTGAAGCAAAAATTTTATGCGAACATTTCTTATTAGATAAAAGAATTGCACAACTAGCTACAGGCACACAGGCATGGTTAAAACATGAAAGGAATGGTAAGATACATGGGACTTGTAATACTAATTCTACAGTAACAGCACGTGCAACTCATTCGTTTCCAAATTTAGCACAGATTCCAAGTGTGTCTGTACCGTTTGGTAAAGAGTGTAGAAGTTTATTTACTGTACCTAATGGTAAGAAGTTAGTTGGTATAGATATATCAGGATTAGAAGTTAGAATGTTAGCTCACTTTATGTCTAAGTATGACAACGGAGAATATTCTAAAGTTGTATTAGAAGGTGACATACACAGTGAGACTCAGAAACTAGCAGGACTAGACTCAAGAGATGTTGCAAAGCGTTACTACTATTGCTTTTTATATGGTGGTGGCGTTAAACGTATCGCTGAAGTTATAGGTAAAAAAGTTAGTGAAGCATCAAAGATTAAAAAAAGATTCTTAAATAATTTACCTGCTCTAAATAAACTAATAGAGCAAGTACAATTAGCGGCAGAGAGAGGACACATAATAGGTCTTGATAAAAGACAAGTTAAAGTACGTTCAGCTCACGCCGCCCTCAATACATTGTTGCAAAGTGCAGGTGCACTGGTTTGTAAACAATGGTTAGTTGAGTTTGATAAATTAATTAAGGATATTCCTGAAGCCCAACAGGTTGTTTGGGTACATGACGAAATACAGGTTGAGTGTCTTGAGAAAGATGCAGAGACCGTTGGTAGGTTAGCTGTCAAAGCCATTGAATGTACTGGCAAACACTTCCAATTAAGACTCCCATTAACAGGAGAATATAAAATAGGTAATAACTGGAGTGAAACACATTAATGAATAAAAAGTTTGACAAAGACCTGAAGTATGGACAGGAACGAGAGAATAGAATTGTATCTATTCTTGATAAAGAAAAAACAAAAATAGAAGTAAAGACAGAGAGAGACTGGTGGCAAAAGTCTGGTAACATTGCTATTGAAGTAGAGTGTTATGGTAAGCCGTCAGGAATTATGGCAACTGAAGCAGACTATTGGGTTCATATATTAGCTGATGGTGATAAAGATTTTGTGCGTATGATTTTTGATACGTCAACCGTAAAAAAATTAGCAAAAAAATATATGAAGAATATAAAAAGCGGTGGTGATGGAAACCAAAGTAGGTTTATACTTATTCCATTATCTGAATTATTTTTAAGGAAGAATATTAACTAATGAAACTGAGGAACAATATGTATAAAAAGAAAAAAGTATTATTAATTGATGGTGATATTTTATTATATCAAATTGCAGTTAATAATGAAGTTGATACTCATTGGGGTGATGGACTATGGACATTACATTGTGATGAGAACAAATGCAAAGCTGATGTAGATGCAGTAATAGAAGATTTAGGTTCTTCTTTTAGTGCAGATGATTATGTTATTGCATTAACAGATAAAAACAATTTTAGAAAAGATGTCTTACCTTCTTACAAAGATAACAGAAGAAATAAGCGTAAACCTATGACACTAAAAGCATTGCGTGAATACGTTATGAAAAAACATAATGGTGTTATGTGGGCTAACTTAGAAGCTGATGATGTTATGGGTATTATGGCAACTGAACCTAGTGATGAAGATAGAATAGTAGTTAGTATAGATAAAGATTTACGAACAATTCCATGTAACTTATCTGCTGACGGTCTTACAGTAGAGACTATTCCACCAAGACTAGCTGATTATAATTTTATGATACAGACATTAACTGGTGACAAGACTGATGGCTATGATGGTATTGATGGTGTTGGTATAGTTACTGCTAATAAATTAATACAAAAATATACTAACGTACCACTTAAAGATTTGTGGAAGATAGTAAAAGGTATTTACAAAGATAAAGGCTACACTGTTAAAGAAGCCTTAGCTCAAGCTAGAGTAGCACGTATATTAAGACATGGAGAATACAATAAAGAAACAGGAAAGGTGAAACTATGGACGATATAAAAAAACCTTTACACTATAACAAAGGCGGCATTGAACCTATTGATTATATAGTAGCTAACAATCTTTCGTACTGCGAAGGTAATGTAGTTAAGTATATAACTAGATGGCGTTTCAAAGGACACGGCGTAGAGGATTTAAAAAAAGCAAAACAATACATTGACTTCATTATTGAAAAAGAAGCAGTCACAAAAATAACGGACACAAATGATTAATTACGATAGAGATGAATTACTTACTGATTTTGGAAAGACAACATTAAAAGATAGATACTTATTACCAGAAGAAGAATCACCGCAAGATGCGTTTGCAAGAGCGGCTAAAGCATTTTCTGATAATGATGAAATGGCAGAGAGAATATATAACTACGCTTCTAAGTTATGGTTTATGTTTTCTACTCCAATATTATCTAATGGTGGTACTAAAAGAGGTATGCCTATTTCATGTTTTCTTAATTATGTTGGAGATAGTAGAGAAGGTTTAACTGGTCACTACACAGAGAACGCTTGGTTAGCTTCTGTTGGTGGTGGTATCGGTGGTTACTGGGGACATATAAGAAGTGATGGTACTGCAACATCTGGTGGTTCACAATCATCAGGTTCAATACCATTCTTACATGTAGTAGACTCAGAAGTGTTAGCTTTCTCTCAAGGTAAAACAAGACGTGGTAGTTATGCGGCATACATGGACATATCACACCCAGAAATAATAGAATTTATAGAGATGAGAAAACCTAGTGGTGGTGACATACATAGAAAATGTCTTAACTTACATCATGGTGTAAACTTATCAGATGAGTTTATGCAGTTAATAGATAACTGTATTAAAGAACCAACTTATGATGACAGTTGGAATCTTATAGACCCTCATACAAAAAAAGTTGTGCGTACTGTATCAGCTAGAGAGTTGTGGCAAAAAATATTAGAATGTAGAGTTGCTACTGGTGAGCCTTATGTGTCATACATAGATACAATTAATGACGCATTGCCTGAAACACAAAAGAAATTAGGACTAAGAGTAAATCATTCTAATTTATGTACTGAAATAACATTACCTACTAATGAAAACAGAACAGCAGTATGTTGTTTGTCTTCTGTAAATTTAGAAAAGTATGATGAGTGGAAAAATGATTCATTGTTTATACCAGATTTAATTAGATTTTTAGATAATGTACTTCAACATTTTGTAGACCACGCACCTGAAGAATTATTTAGAGCTAGGTTTAGTGCAAACAATGAAAGAAGTTTAGGTTTAGGTGCTATGGGTTTTCATGCCTACTTACAATCTAAAGGTATTCCGTTTGAGTCTGTATTAGCTAAATCATTAAACTTAAAAATATTTAAGAAGATGAAAGAACAAGCCGTAGAAGAATCTGAAAGACTTGCAATTAAAAGAGGTGAAGCACCAGACATGGAAGGTACAGGAAGACGTAATGCACACTTACTAGCTATTGCACCTAACGCTTCGTCTTCTATTATTTGTGGCACTACGTCACCATCAATAGAACCATACAGAGCTAATGCTTATGTGCAAAAAACTATGTCAGGTTCATTCTTAGTAAAAAATAAATACTTAGAAAAATTATTAGAAAAGAAGGGAATAAACAATGAAAAAACTTGGACTTCAATATTGGCAAATCGTGGCTCGGTATTACATCTTAAAGAGTTATCTGATTATGAAAAAGATACATTTAAGACTGCTATTGAAATTAACCAACAATGGGTAATAGAACATGCCGCAGATAGACAACAGTATATTTGTCAGGGACAATCAGTAAATGTATTTGTACCTGCTGATGTAAACATAAAAGAGTTGCATGATATACACATGTTAGCTTGGAAGAAAAAACTAAAAACACTTTACTATTGTCGTTCAGAAGCAATCAAACGAGCAGAGTTAGTGTCTAAAAAAATAGAAAGAACAATCATACCAGAAGCAGATTGTTTAGCTTGTGAGGGATAATGACAGACAGTAGTATATTTGATGGCATGGACAAACCAAGACGAAAATGTTGTGGTTGTAAAAAGAAACAACAAAAGCAAACAGTGTTATGGACAGTGTATCATACTATTCTAGCACTAGAGTTATTAGCAATAATTATAATAGAAGGAGTTGAATTGATTTATGGGCTTTAAGGATTATAAAATAAGAGATGGTGTTCACATACCGTCTGATAAATTTAAAAAAAACTGGGACGAAATATTTGGTAAAGACAAAACCAAAGAAGAGTTACCAAAAGAAGAAGAAGATTATATTAAGGAGTTAGAAGAAAAACTATGAGTTTATTTAAAGAAAGAGTACACTATAAACCATTTGATTATGAATGGGCTTTTCAATCATACGACATGCAACAAAAAATGCACTGGCTACCAAGTGAAGTACCATTACATGAAGATGTAAGAGATTGGAATGAAAGATTATCAGCAGAAGAAAAGAATCTAATATCACAAATACTTAAATTCTTTACTCAAGGTGATGTAGACATAGCACAAGCATATTTAGATAAATATATACCTAAGTTTAAAGCACCAGAAGTTAGAATGATGTTGTCTTCTTTTGCTACAAGTGAAGCTAATCACGCTCATAGTTACTCTTTACTTAATGATACAATAGGATTACCAGATAAAGAGTACAAAGCATTTCAAGAATATAAAGAAATGTCTGATAAACATAACTATTTATTTGAAAGTAAAGGTAAAGGATTAGAAGGATTAGCTAGAGAAATAGCTTGTTTTTCTGCATTTGGTGAAGGCTTACAGTTGTTTGCATCATTTGTAATGCTTCTTAACTTCCAAAGATATGGTAGAATGAAGGGTATGTGTCAGATTGTTACGTGGTCTATTAGAGATGAAACACACCATGTTGATGGTATGATAAAATTATTTCATCAATTAATAAAAGAAAACCCTAATATTTGGACAGAAAAATTTAAAGCAAGTATCTATCAAACAGCTAGAGATATGGTTGATTTAGAAGATAGATTTATTGATTTAGCATTTAGTATGGGTGGTATTAGAGGACTAAAAGCTGATGAAGTTAAACAATATATTAGGTATATTGCTGACAGAAGACTCTTACAACTGTCATTAAAACCTAATTATAACGTAAAACATAACCCTTTAGGTTGGTTGGACTGGGTATTAAATGGCGTAGAACACGCTAATTTCTTTGAAAACAGAGCAACTGAGTACAATAAAGGTACAGTAACAGGAAACTTGTGGGAGTAAAGTGCCCTTTTTAGACGAATACAATGGACGATTTAACATTACCAAATAACGTAGACGATTTAGTTAAACTACTTAACGAAGTTTATCCTGAAAAATCTCCTGATTTACAAGATGATACTAAGACTATCTATTTTAAAGCAGGTCAGCGTGACGTTGTAAATTTTATTAACACTCTAAAAGAGAGAACGGAGAAATAACTATGTGTTTATCAAGACCTAAAGCACCTGAAGTAAAACAAGCTCCTGCTCCAGTTGTTAATCAATCACCTATTGGTGATGATTTAGCACCTACTTTAATGACAGCAGATGAGCAAGATGGAAAAAAGAAAATCGCTAAGAAAAAGAAATCTGGTACGAGTTCTTTAAATACTTCAAGTGGCGTTAATACAGCTACAGGTAGTAGTACATTAAATATTGCATAATAAATGGAATACATAGATAACAATTTTACGCAACATACAGCGAAAGAGCGTTATTTTAAACTACAACAACACAGAGAACATTTTTTAGATAGAGCTGAAGAGTGTGCTGAAGTTACTATACCGTCTCTAATTCAACCTGATGGTTTTACAACATCATCAGATTTATATAACCCCTTCCAATCAGTAGGAGCTAGGGGTGTAAACAATTTAGCTTCTAAATTATTATTATTATTACTTCCACCTAACTCTCCCTTCTTTAGATTATCAATAGCAGGAAAAGCTAAACAAGAGTTAGACCAAAATAAAGAAATAAAGTCAGAAGTAGAAAAATCTTTATCTATTATTGAAAGAGAAGTATCTAATAAAATAGAACAATTAGCATTAAGAGTATCTGTATTTGAAGCATTAAAACATTTAATTGTTTCAGGTAATGTACTTACATACTTACCTAAAAAAGGTAGCATGAGAGTGTTTCCTTTATCACAGTATGTAGTTCAACGAGATAGTTCTGGTAATGTTTGTGAAATTATTATTCAAGAAAAATTAAGTATATTATCTTTAGGTGAAGATGTTGCGGCACAAGTTATGGCTGACCCTGAATATAAAAAAGATGAAGAAATAGAATTATACACACACATTTATAAACTAGACAATAAAAAGTTTTATGTTTGTCAAGAAGTAAATGGTATTAAAATACCTGAGTCTATAGGCACATTTACAAAAGACCGTATGCCTTATCAAGCATTAAGAATGGTAAGAATAGATAATGAAGATTACGGAAGAAGTTACGTTGAAGAATTTTTAGGTGATTTAAAATCTTTAGAAGGATTGTCTCAAGCATTAGTAGAATCTGCGGCGGCTTCTAGTAAAGTTGTATTTATGGTTAGACCTAATGCAGTAACAAGAAAAAAAGATTTATCATTAAGCAGAAATGGTGACATCATTACTGGAAGCAGAGATGATGTGTCTGTATTACAAGCAGAAAAACAATATGATTTACAAGTTGTAGAAAGAAGCATACAAAAATTAGAAGAGAGATTGTCATTTGCTTTCTTATTACATACAGCAATACAAAGACAAGCTGAAAGAGTAACAGCACAAGAAATAAGATATATGGCAGAACAATTAGAAACTTCTATGGGTGGTATATATTCATTATTGTCACAAGAATTTCAATTACCATTAGTAAATATTCTTATGAAAAGAATGGAACAAGCTAATGAGATTCCGTCACTACCTGAAAAATCAGTAAGACCTACTATTATTACTGGTATAGAGGCATTAGGTAGAGGAAATGATTTACAAAAATTAAGAGAATTTGTTGCTGAGATAGGTAACTTAGCACAAATAAACCCTGCTGTAGTTCAAGCATTAAACCCAGACGATTTAATTAAGCGTATCGCTACTGGTTTAGGAATTGAAACTGAAGGTTTAATTAAGTCACAAGAACAAATGGCAGAAGAACAAGCGGCTCAAGAAGAGCAAATGCAAGATGAGCAAGTAATGCAAATGGCTGAAAAAGCTGTAGCACCTGTTGCTAATAATGCAACTAAACCACAATAAAGGAAACTAAAATGGTAGACACAATAGAAGTAAAAGAAGCAGAGACTACTAGCGAAAAGCCAGTAGAAGAAAAGTCCACACAAAGTATTGAAGGCTTACCAGAAAAATTTAAGTCAGTAGAAGATTTGGCTAAAAGTTATTCTGAGCTTGAAAAAAAACTTGGTGAACAAAATCCAAAACAAGAAGAAGTTGACCCTGTTAATAAAGCAGAGTTAAAAGAAGAAGAACCTAAAAATGATTTAGAAATTGCTGAAAAAGCTGTTGATAACGCAGGGTTAGACATGAGTAGTCTAGCTGATGAATATGCACAAAACGGTCAATTAGATGATAAATCATACGAAGCATTAGAAAAGTCAGGTATTCCTAGAGAATATGTAGACCAATTTATTGCAGGTCAAAAAGCAATCGGTGAGCAACAAACTAATACTGTAAAAGATATGGTAGGCGGTAATGAGGCTTATGATGAAATGGCTAAGTGGGCTTCTGATAATATGTCTGAAGGTGAAAAAAAAGCCTATAACACAGCAGTCAACAGTCAAGACATGGACACTGTTAAATTAGCAGTAGAAAGTTTGAAAGCAAAATATCAAACAGCTAATGGAACAGAGCCTAATCTGGTACAAGGTAAAGCTACACCTGCTACAGAACAAGGTTACGCATCTTGGGCTGAAGTAACTCAGGCTATGGCTGACCCTAGATATGCTAAAGACCCTGCTTATCAAGCGGCGGTTAAAACAAAAATATCTAACTCGGATTTGTAGTATGTAGCTAACAACATTAGATATAATATCAAAAAAAGTACCCATAGTAGAAGAAACTAATAAAACTAAAAAGGAGAAATAAATATGCCAATGGGAAAAGGAACATACGGTTCAAAAAAAGGAAGACCAAGTAATAAATTAAAAGGTGGACAGAAAAGATTACCTGCCGCTTTAAAATCAAAAATAATGAAAGCTAAGAAAAATAAATAATTATGGCAAAACGTGGATTGTACGCTAACATTCATGCTAAGCGTAAAAGAATCGCCAAAGGTTCAGGCGAGAAGATGCGAAAAGTAGGAGCTAAAGGTGCACCTACTTCTAAGCAATTTAAAAGAGCGGCAAAGACAGCTAAGAAAAGGTAGTTATGGTTGCTAAGAAATACCAAAATCCTACAGGTGGTTTAAACGCTAAGGGTAGAGCACATTTCAATAGCAAAGGACATAACTTAAAAAGACCTGTAACTGGTAAACCTAAAGCAGGTTCTAAAGCCGCAGGAAGAAAAAAGAGCTTCTGTGCTCGTATGAGCGGAGTAAAAGGAGCAATGAGAAAAAATGGCAAACCTACTAGAAAAGCATTAGCTTTAAGAAAGTGGAATTGCAATTAATATAGTTGTGCAACACTAATGTGTGGCAACTGCCAATCCAATTTAGACAAATAACTTGACCTACTGCGGTAGACAATCTTGACTAAATAACTGAATTGAAGAGGCTTTTATAAACTAACGTCATAAATCACAAAGAAGGAGACAAATATGGCAAACGCAAGTCCAGTCTCAGTCGGTAAAGTAAATGCAGGTGGTTCGGAAGACGCTCTGTTTCTAAAAGTATTCGCAGGAGAAGTTTTAACTTCTTTTGATAGAGCTTCAAAAACTCAGGGTGCGGACATGGTAAGAAGTATTGCTTCAGGCAAATCAGCTACTTTCCCAGTAATGGGTAGAGTTGGTGCTTCATACCACACAGCAGGAGCAGAAATTACTGGCTCAGACATAAATCACAACGAAAAGGTTATTACAATTAATGACCTTTTAATATCTTCAGTATTTTTATCAAATATTGAGGAAGCCAAAAACCATTGGGACGTAAGGTCATCTTACTCGCAAGAGATAGGAAGAGCATTAGCTTTTACTAAAGATAAACACATCTTACAAACTATTGGTCAAGCATCATTGGCATCAGCTAACGTATCTGACAGTGGATATGGAGCAGGTTCAACTATCACTAATACTGGTATCGCATCTGCAACAGACGCTACTGCGGCTAACGCTATGATTGATTCATTGTTTGCGGCGGCTAAACAATTAGATGCAA